GGCCTTCGTTGTCGGACTTATAGTAATCACTGTCTATTACTCCTAAAGTGCCTGACAACCTAAGATAATGCTTACTTCCAAGCCCAGACCGAGGAACAAGAACCAGACAAACATTTTCGTCCATAATAGCTCTGATTCCAGTGGGAATCATAATTTCGGTAGGACGAGGCTCGTACCCGCAAGTCTTATCTCCAACAATAACCTCTGAGCGGTTATCAAGTTCCCAATCAAAAGGCGAAAAGAAATCATATCCGCACGAACCAGAGGTTGCCCTCTTGGGCAGCTTTAGATTATCATACATGGGTTTTATATATTTTTCCTCAATCTCATCACCGTAGATTGCCTTATAATCTTTAAGAAACTGCTCGTAGCTGACCTTTTCAAACTTAATCATAATCTTTACTCCTTAGATATGTAACAAAACCTTTTGCTTTACGGTCAAGTGCCTCTAAATCAGAATCATTATTTAACGTGAAATCATAGCTGTTATAGCTTGCAACGTATTTATCCGAGTCGTTACTAACAATTTGTGTATTGCCAGCACGACTAACAAACACGCTTAACGCATTAAAATCCTTGACCGCTCTGCTTATTTCTTCTGGTTCACGAATATGTACAAAAAGTAACTCATTGTCACTTTTACGGAAATCTCTTACAGCTTCTTTGACTTTTTTATAAGGAATATCGTCTAGATAAGCCATTAGACGTTTTAATTCTGACAGAAACAGTCTGCTCTTATCAGTTTTCTTTCCGTCCCAACCAGCATATTCAGCAACGTCCTTAACAAAATCAACAGAAGAAAAGTTTACTACTTTGGCGTAGTTGCCACAGAGATTTACAAATGTATCTTTGCCACTTTGAGGCAAGCCATTGATTATAATAATTCTTTTAATATGTATCACTCCACGAGAATCAAATCATCAACATAGAATAACCACTTAGGAATTGTTTCATCCTCCTCTAATTCGTACATCATTCCAGTTGCTTTAGTTCCAGCCTTTGCGTCTTTAGCTGTGAAAATTTCATCTTTATGAGACTTAACGAACTTACGGAATCTGTTGGAGGTTTTGGTAGCCAGAATCTTTTCTGCGTTCAGTTTTACCTGTTTACTGTCAAGATTCTTGCTGTTCTCCCAAGTAACTGTAAAAGACATTATTACACCTCTACTTCGTATTTGGTTACATAGAAGTAACCTTTTTTGTTTTTATACCAATCTAAGATATGAATTATATCAATAGATTCTTCGGTCATTTTGAACGGTTGTTTCTTATAAATCTTATAAGGTATCGTATATTCTGTACGCTTACCACTGCCAACTGACTGTCCAGTAATTACACAAGCCCAAGGCTGTTTATCCTCTTTAGATTTCAGTATACGCTTGTCTATTACTATAATTCTTGGTCTATCTTCTTGTTTGCCAGTCTTTAGCGAGATACTGCCAGTAAAATCAAGTTGGTTCTTTATCTGGTCTTTAACGGGCAAGTCTGGCAATCTAAGAGAACGCAAATATGCTTCACATTCATCAATCAGCCCTCTAAGGTCAGTTATTGTCCAACTCTTAGCTTCTTTACCGTTCTTAGTTAATCCTGTTGCATGACGAGAAATAAGAGCCGTTAATATTTCATCATTAGCATATTTATCTTTCTTTATGCTTTTAGCTTGCTTTTCTTCTCCAACTTTGAACTCATTAAAAATCTTTATGATTTGTAACAATTCTCTTTGAGTACCGAACTCTTTGAAGTAATCCAGCTTAACAAGAATATCTAATTGACGGGCATTGATACTGGTTTTGTTATAAACATCTAAAAGGCAGTCAACAAATGTGTTATATTGATTATCCTTTAGTGCGTACAGTTCGTTCGCCACTGCACTATTTAAGAACTTGACTGATTCAATTCCTTTATAGATTGAATTAGTTGCCTTATCGAAGAAATATTCCGACTTGGAATATCTAAAACGAGGGGGCATCATTCTTACTTTGAGTTCACCAGCAAGAATTTCTCCATTTACGAAATCTTCTTCCGTTTTGGAACAATTAAAGAACGCTGTCAAAAATTCCAACGGATAGTAGTGCCTGTAATATCCGCACAAATATCCGAGCAAGCAGTAGCCTACGCTATGGTTGTAACCAAACTGATAGGACGAACTATCTTCGATAATTTGTAAGAACTCTTTGGCTTCTTGCTCTGCTACATCACGAGATTTATCAGACTTAGCGCAATATCCGTCAAGAATCTTAGGGATGGCTTCTTGCAATTTCTTTGCATCCTTATGACCAATAGCACGGCGAACTGTGTCTGCCTCACTTCCACTGAAACCACAAATATCTTGCAAAAACTTAATGGTGTCCTCTTGATAAACCAGATAACCTAAGTTATCTTTTAGCATATCATCAATAATTTTTGATGGATTTTTGTGTTGAACTCTCGCAATTAGATTATCACGATAGCTTGCGCCAGACGGTCTAATACAAGCCGTAACAAGTGACATATCCTCTATTGAATTTGTTCCAAACTTCTTTAATAGCGAGAAAGCAAAACTTTCTTCAAATTGGAATATACCGATAGGAGATTTCTTTATGCCGTCCCATACTTCTCTGTCGTTCCAATCAATTTCATAGGATTTAGGAAAATGAGTGCCTATGTATTCTGTACATTTTTTTATAATTCCAATATTTCTTAACCCAAGAATATCATATTTTGCCAATCCGACATCGTGCGAATTATCCATGTCAAGACATAGTATCTGCATATCGTCTTTAATCAAAGTACCGTAATTGTCAGATAATGTAATTGGCGAAATTATCATTCCAGCGGGGTGCATTGATTGAGATTGATATGTCCCTACAAGACCATCGAAATAATAGAAAATATCTGGATGATTTATTTTGCAAGTTTCAGGGTCTGAATCATATTCCTTTTTAATCTTTGCTATGATACTCAAAGAATATGGATTATTGTTGTTTCCAAAATGCTCTTTCTCCCATCTTTTTGCCAACGAACCGCCGATAACGTCTATCGTAGCCTTATCCGCTATTGTGCCAAGCGCAAGAACGTAAGCCGTCTTTTCTTTCCCAAACGTGTCGATTATATGCTGATACACTATTGGTCTATCATCTTCAAAGAGGTCAACATCGATGTCCCCGATTTCCACACGGTTTTCATTACAGAAACGAGAGAACACTGTATGCCACTGCACTGGATTAAGGTCTGTTATATCTGTTACATAGGCTACGCATGAGCCGCCACAACTTCCCCTGCTTGGCCCAACGGCTATACCATTCGCTTTACACCACCCAATAATTTCTGACATTGACAACATGAATGTACACATATTTACTTTCTTAAATACGCGAATTTCTTCATCAAGTCTTGTCTCAAACTCAGCTTTCTGAGACATTGGGATAACGCCAGAATTTATCTTGTCATCAAACATAGACCAAACGCGCTTAACGAACTTATCTTCCGCGCCTTCGCCCATGTATGGATATTTTGTAGACTTATCAAGGTTTGGGTCATTTACACAATCAGCAACAACATTAGTATATACAAGCGCGTCACTTATCTGTGTGTCACTTAACACTCCTTGGCGTTTGAACATATCAAATATCTCATCATAACTGTGATACGACAAATCGAAATCGTCTTCGTCAGCGTATGTAGCACCCTTATATTCCTTAAATATCTGCCTACATTCGGCCTTATAATTATTTAAGTTGTGTACGTCAGTTCCACAGATAAGAGGCTTGTCATACTTCTTAGACAGACTAATCAAATACTCATTAAATTCTGCTTGGTCTTGGCTCATATAATGAGGCTGAACCTCAAAGAATGAGTATTTTTTACAAAGTAAATCATACCACGCAAGATGCTCTTGGTGTGCCTCTTGTCCACATTCTTCAAGAATTTCTTGTCCAATTCTATCAAAGTTATGTTTATTGATTGGAGAAGCAAGACAAGCAGAGGTCGTGATTACATTATCAGACAAACCTAAAAATTCTTCAAAGCTAATTCTTGGTTTATAATATTGATGGGCATTATCTGACGAGATTGAAACAAGACTATTTATTTCCCTTATTCCATTTAGATTTTTGGCTAAAAGAATTGTATGGTAGTTATCACGTATTCTAAATGTAGAACCGTCTGGCTTTGTATGTTCTAACTTTTCCGTCAGATAACACTCAACGCCATGAATATATTTCAATCCAGCGGTATTGCAAGCGACTTTTTTCTCAACCCAATTATAGATGACACCATGTTCTGTACTTGCAAGTGCCTCTTGCCCTAATTCTGCGGCGCGTTGTACATAGTCCTGAAACTTTGTACATGAATCTAACAACGATAAATCTGAATGTATATGCGTTTGTACATAATTTGGCATCTCATCACCTCAGTATGGTGTTGCTTCATTTCTCGCTCTATCAATATCCAGCTCTCTATGTCCAACAATTAGACCACCGTTGTACTGTTCGCTGGAATATCTAATAGAACCATCATCCCACGAATATTTCTTAAAGGGGTCATCTGAGTGTCCACGCAGTCTACGAGTAACCTTGTCATAGTACAATCCAGAATAGCTACCAGCACGAGCCAGTGGCCTATCTTTTAGAACACATAGCTCTCTGTCGAAACCCATCTCCATAATATCTTGGTCGAATGGTTTTTCAATACTAAACAATCTATCGCAGAGATTCCCAACATTTGCCGACCCAGCAATGTCTTGCTGCGTCAATGGCTGACTTACGCCAACCGCGCCCTTTCTCGGATGAACTATCAAACTTGTTGTGATTCCATAGTTCTTTGTAAAGTTAATCAACTTGTTAAACCATTCAACAAGTCTGCCAGAAGTTTCAGATTCAGAAGCTCCGTTAAAATTTAGACACATTAGATTATCAATTATATAAACTGTCGTGCCACATCTCTTGTAGGAATACTTCATTTTCTCAATAAGAGAATCTGGATTTGTAAGCAGCAAATTATCATAAAGGTAAACCTTGCCTCGATAATATTCTGCTATCGCTTGTTTAGCCTCATTAGTTGGTTTATAATAATGGAAACCACTACGCGAAACATACTCAACCATGTGCTCACGCGAACAAAGCTGGCTTACAAGCCAATCTTTTGTCTGTGAGGGCTGAGATTCCATGCTTACCCAGAACACTTTCTTCCCGTGTTCAATAGCTTCTGCCGCTACTATCTGTGACACTAAACTTGATTTACCGAGTCCACTCTTTCCTAAGAAAAGATTGAGCGTTGACGGTACAAGTCCATAAATCTGCGAATCAAAATCTTTTAGGCCAGTAGGTGTGTAATCAACTTCCAGAATGTTAAAATCTGGCGCATCGAAAATATCAATAAGGCTTTCCAAAGGAATTTCTTCCGCATTATTGATAAGGCTTAATACTCTTGCCGCCCCACAAGCCAATAACACATTATTTGCATCTGTCTTATGTATATCTAAAGTAGAATTACCAGTAGCGTTTTGATAATACAGCTTTACAGCCTCTTCATCTTCTTCTGCTGGCTTAACAATCTTGCACCGATACTCACCAAGACGCTGCACCACTTTAGATAGACCATTCTGTCCAGCCTCGTCATTATCATACCAGAGAATTAGTTCCTCGCACTGGTCTATAAACTGATAACACAACTCAATCCAATTCAAATCCTCTGCGCCAGACGGAATACTGACAACATTTGTAAATCCAGCTTCAATTACCGCTAAAGTGTCATTCATGCCTTCTGTTACCAACAAAGGTTTTGTTGGGTCAACCTTGTTAATGTTATACAACATCGGGCAAGTGCTTGCATCTTTCTGGTAAAAATATTTTGCTTCACCGGGTCTGATTGCGTGAGAGGGGCGATATTTCACAGTTACGAGTCTACCGTTAATATCATGGAAATTATATACGACATTATTGTGAGCGTCAGAACCAATTCCAGCATAACGGCAAGTACGTTCTGAAATACCACGTTTTGCCATATATGCAATTACCGTGTCGTTTGCTGACTGTTCTTCGTGCGGATATATGTAATTCTTGAAATAGTCTTTAGATTCATTACTATTAAAGTTGAATAATGACGGTTCATATTCAACCCCCGTTTCATCTAAAAGACGCTTGACAGATTTTAGGTAAGGTTCATTGTATTTGTACATATAATAATCCAAAATACCGAAAACCTTGCCAGTAGAGAAATCTTTGAAGTAGTAATTGCGTTTCTCCCACATCATAGAGGGAGTATTATCATTCTGATTAAAAATAGATTTGGCAGAGCCGCGCTCTGGATTCCACTGTTCAAGCGGGTAGCCCTCTGCGATAATTTCTGCCTGTCTATCACCGAGTTTTTCCTTTGCTTCAATAATCTTATCTAACAACTGGCTCATGCCAAAATCCCCTTAACTATTTAACTGTCCATAAGGACATGAGTGCCTAAAATCACAGAAGTTATTACAGAAGAAATTAAAACTGTCATCTGTTTCTGTAATGGGTTCAAATTCAAATTCGTCATTGATATTCTCAACTTCTTCTTCGACCCATTTCAATACTTCTTTTAATCTATTTTCATCAAAGTTTACCCAAGTCCATTTGTCAATTCTAAACATATAGAAAGCCATCTTAGCGGGGTAAACTCCATATAATTGCTTAACAGCCCAAGCATAGAAATATAATTGCTTCTCATACTTTAGGCGTTCCTTTTTAGATTTCCAATTTCCTTTAGATTTGTAATCAACCACCAGAAGTCCGTCATTATCTTGTGCAACAACGTCAATTTGTCCATTTAGATTATATTCTTCATTATATGGCAAATCAAACCGTAGTTCTGTTTCAAGAATCTTAAACGGGAATCCTTGGAATGTTTCAAAGAACTTTAATCCCTTTTCATAATAGGAGTCTCCCATATATTTGCCAAATGTGGGAGCCATTCTTAGATTAAAGTCTGAAACAACATTCTCATTGTAGTGGTCTACATAATAATCCAGCAATTCTTCTAATTTTAATTGTCCACTACCATACAGTTCCAATATCTTGTGAACAAAACTTCCAAATTCACTTGTGCCGTGGGATTCTCTCTCCCAACCGTGTGAATCGAAGTAATTTAGATAGAAATACTGCTTACAACTCTAAAAATTCTTAATCTTGGAGAACGAATAAGTCTGTCTTTTTTCCATTAGCATCTCCAATTATAATTAAAGGACGGGTATTTCTGCCACGCCCTTTCTTGTCTTAATTATTTATAAAAGCCAATATTTCCCTGTCAAAACGGGAGGTCATCATAAGCGGGAGACTCCACCACGGGAGTGCGCTCTGCGCCAGCAACTGCGGTGGTGGCAGTAGTAGACCCGCCAGAGCCACTACGTCCACAGAACGACACATTATTGGCGATAATATCAGTAGCAGTACGATTATTGCCGTCCTTATCGGTATAACGCCGAGTCTGCAAAGAACCCTCAATGGCAATCATATCGCCCTTGTGGAAATACTTAGAAATAAACTCTGCGGTCTTATTCCAAGCAGTCACGTTAAAGAAATCAGCAACACGATTGCCGTCCTTATCTGCACGATTACGGTCAACTGCGATGCTAAAATTAGAAACACTCGCAGTGTCATTCACCTTGCGCAGTTCGGGGTCGGCAACAAAACGTCCAGTAATAGCAACAACATTCATCATAAATTAAAATCTCCTAATCTAAATCAAGAATGGCTCTTGTTGTAATTATCCATCAGAGTTTCAAGAGAAGTCAGTGTAGCCTTTGCGACCTCAATATTGGTAATGGTCTTATAGTTTGCACTCGGTCTACCGTTCACAATATGATTTGTGCGAATAACGTCAGCAATCGCTGACTTGTCAGCGCCAGCCGCCAGCAAAGCGGAAGTTACATCGCTGATACGGGCGATAACGTCATTCAGTCCACCAGATACATTGACATCAACAGAAATAGGCTCTGCTGGCGTAATAGGTGGAACTGACACGGTTGGAATCTTACCACTGTTACACCAATCATAAAGGGCGATACCATCTTTTTCGGTAATAGGCTCAAAGCGACCCTCAAAAACATGGGTATTATCCTTCATAACAGTTGCAACGTGTGTGTCTTGAATAAGCTGGAAAGTACAAGTATAATTGTACTCCAACTGCTTATCTCCGTCAATACCTTCACCAACTTTACGAGGTGTCTGCTTGCCCTTTTCGTTGGTATCAAGAACGTATGCGTCCTTGCCACGAGCCGTAGCTATAATATGTATCGGAGCTTGCAAAATCTTCTCCATGAGAGCCTTATGACGTGCCTTCAGGGGTGCCCAATTTGTAAAACTATTTCCCGGCATCTTAGCATGAACTTCGTTTAGATACATCCATTCATGCGTCAGACTGTCGATACAAAGAACCTTGTAACCGCCAGCAATAGCCTCGTCAATCGCCGCAATATACTTTTCGGGCGAATACGGCTCTTGAAGAACCATAGTATCGAATCCAAACTGGTCTGCGTAATATTGCGCACGTCCAGCCTCGGTGTCGATATAAGCTATCCCAGAGTTACACTTAGAGGCAAGACCAGTGGCTAATCTCAGCGCGCTAAATGTCTTGCCAGACCCCGAAGGGCCAGCCAGCAGAATCTTACTCCATACGTTCTGCCGTACAGCTTTTTGGAAACCCATTATGTAATCACTCCTATTAGATTATATATGTTTACTTTATATTAAATAAAGAACGAACCAAACTTATGTAAAGGTGGCAAAGCCACCCCGCTTATTAGCCCTGAGTAGAATATTTTGTGGAAAGAAATTCCGTAACTTTCTGCTCGGCCTCGGCCTTGTGTGCCTTAACGATTTCGATTGCCTTTTTCTGATTGGCAATTTCCAGCTCACAAGCCTTAATCAGATTCTGCAAATCCTTAATATCGCGCTCATGGTCTGCGATACGAGCGTCCTTCTTCGCAACCTTATACTTCAAAGCGGCAAGCTGGACACCGAAATCCTTGTCGAACTGGTCATCCTTAGAGCATACTGCCTGAACCTTGACGCGCCGACCATTCTCATAACCAGTAGCGATGCAACGGTTATGTGCGGGATAGCATTTGATTTTCATGTTTTACTCCTTAATTTCTTTGTAGTAACATTATACCACACCAACCACAATTTGTCAAGGGGTATTGAAAATTTTTTCAGCGTAATAGCAAACCCCCTTGGATGTGGCTTTGTTACTGATGATATTGTGGAGGTATTCCCTCTCACCACCAATATTATAGCACATCTAAGGGGTAATGTCAAGGGGTCTGGAAAATATTTTTAGATTATTCCAGAGCCGCCAACTCCGACTGGATATACTCTAACTTTAGTTGACTAAATCGTACTTGCCAGTCGTAATATTCTGTTTGATAAGCCTCGCAAGAATCAGCAGACTGCGTGAGATTATTTAATTCTTCTTGCGCTGCATCTAATTCATCTAAAAGAAAATTCTCATATGCTTGTCTTTTAGATTCTGCGAAATAATTCGCGTATTCATAATATAACTCAGTAATTTCAATGGTAGCTTTGTTCTTCGCTAATCCATTTTGTTTTCTGATTTTGACCGCTCCTTCTCCACAAGTGTACACATAAAAAGCATCCTCTATCGTATCTGTCTTGTCTATTGCATACTTTAGGATAACAGCGCCGCATTTAATGTTTGTTTCTGCATTATATAAGTCGCTCTTTGTTACTTTGATTCCTCTTTCTTCGAGAAAGTTAAGAATGTCTTTTGTGGAGCCAACTTGCATTAGACCAATATAATTTGTTCCAACTGACGGGTCGAATCTGGATTCATGGTAAATAATTGCCACAAGAGCCGCATAAGGCACTCCGTATTCTTCGCTGATTGTTTTGGTGTATTCCTTTAATTCATTATCCCATGTTTCATATAATTCATACTTGTCTGAAAAGTCTGCTGCTTTTGACGAGACTACTGTGGTGCATATCGTACATGACACCATGATACAAGCCAGAATGGTGCATAGTAGTTTTTTCATAATACCAAAATCCTTTCGTAAACAAAATAATGGGACTAACAGTTGACCCCGCTAATCCCATTTGTTATATATTAAACACACCAAAATCCAGATAAAATAGACGCTGTTTCACTTATGCGCTCTAACCAATTAAGCTAACTCCCGTTCGGTCGGGAGTGGACGGCTCGAACGTCCACCTCATGCTCCTGATAGCAATGTGATTATGTCGCTGTAAGCGTCTAAAACTTATTTATTTGTTTCCGTCAGGTTTCTTATTCTGTTCTTCGCAGTATTTATCCCAATCTTTTTTTAGATTCTCCGCATCTTTCATCGTAGAATCGCCAACAACTGTAACTGTAATTGTGCTGTCGGAAAGTTTAGCATCAATAATTTGAACACCAAATTTTCTTAAAACATTCTTAATTGCACTTAAATCATTACTATTCAAGAATGAAGCGAGAACTTCTTGCTCTTCTTCCTCTGAACATTTCATCCACCTACTATAAGCGGAATTAGTAATGTAAATTTGCCAGTTGTGGTCTTGAATTGGAACCTTTTTAATGGATTCAATTTTGTCAGCCACACTTGTATCAATGTTATTTAGAATATCATTGAATAGTGTGACAGGCGTTGATTCATCAATCCATGCCATATTTTTACCTCTCATTAGACGCTTTGTTTCTTTTAGTTTTATCCAATTAAACTATACACCCTCTCGGATGCAGCGGGACTCGAACCCACAACTCCTATTTTGAAGATAGATGAAGAAAAATTATGTCGCTGTAAGCGTCTAAAACTTATTTATTTAATTATCAAAGTAGAACCGCTACCCGAACTTGAATCGGGAATTAAGGATTAGAAGTCCTTTGTTTTATCCAGTTAGACTATAACGGTATATCACCTCTTGATTTCTAAGAACCTCTGCCCTTTGGAACAATTTAATTATAACATACTTTCTTAGATTTGTCAAGAGGAAAATTGTGAAAATTCTGTGAAATAATTATTACTCTTTTTCATAGTCACAGTAAACGAGGCCATCAATATAATCACGTTCCTGCGAGAAAATTGGAATTTCTGTGTCCATTTTCCACTTGTTATCGCCACAAATGTCTTTCCAGTAGCAACTTCCACGTTTCAGCATGGTAGCAACCTCATTCCAGTTGACATTCTTTTCAATCAATAACTTTTCTTGTAACTCGTCACAACTTAGACCCTCTATTTGTTTATGAGAGAAATTATCCTGTGCTAGCATCAAGATAGAATTGCGAGAAGCGTCATTCTGCCGCCAAATGAAGTAATTACAGACTTCTTCACGAGGGACATTAAATGCACGAGAATCAAAGCACAGACCTCTTGCAAGGCATTTGTCCAGCGTCTTTTCATACTCTACGCCCTCATCGGTCAAAGTATTTTTATCGCAGAGCTTTCCACTTTTGTCAAACCAAAGATTCTGGTAGCCCCAATAATCAAACGCTCTGTTAAATTCCAGAGTTGCCATTGAAGCGGACAGAGATACAATCTTATTTAGATTATTTGCAAAGAAAGCATCATAATCTAAGGATTGATAGTCAATCACCACCAAAGAAATTTCGTCACTCTGAGTATACCCAAAGACACAACCTTGAATATTCTCGCACAAGAATTTCATAGTTGACTGCATTGCATAACCAAAAGAACTATCCCAAGGTTTTGCTAAATGCTTTGTAAAAGAAGAACCAGCCCGTGCGTCAACACGGATAATAACAGGAGTACGATGCGTCAGATAAATCCTATAAGGTTTCTCATAATAGGATTTCATTCTATCCTCTAAAGATAATCCCATATTATTCATCCTCCGAATCATCTTTAATGTCTTGCCAAGGCGTTAATGGTTCATAAATCCCCCAACGCTCAATAGCTCCACTGTAAATAGAGCGCTTATCGGTAACAAAATTATCATCAAGGGCATCAATTAACTTCCGTCCAGAAAGGATAATTTCTTCGTCACCGAACAAACGATAATGCAAAGAATCACCAGTAATAGAGATTGTACATTTGTACACATATAGATGTTTAGAAAATCTAAAGAGAAATTTTACAATCTCCCTGTTTGTCTGAGCCATATCTCTGTCACGCAAATCACCGTGAATAGCCACCAAAATTGGTGAACTGTAAAGAAGCCCATGATGACAGTCATAACGATAATCCATGCGGTTTGAGTTTCGATTATACTCGTCACTCGATGAAGAACAATTATAGTCTTTGGACGGGAATACATAATAATTACAATCGTCCACTGAACCAGTAGCAACAGGCGGCATATTACGCATTACCGTATTAACGGCATAGATTCCTTCGTCAGTCGTGCGGAAACTACCAACTTCAATCAAGCCATTAACGTGCGTCCAAATACTCATAATTTCCTCACTTAGTTAAAACTTGAATATTTTTCTGAGCAAATCTAAGAAAGAACAGGATTTCTTTTCTTCTTTAGATTCTTCAACAATGGGTTCATCTTCGGTCTTTTCTGGCGTATTGATAATGGACGGATAATCAACCCATGCGTAGTTTACATCGCAGTTTCCTGAGATTCCACTGACTTTATGTTGACTATCATACTGCCACATAGTACACTCAACATCTGGTTTTGTGGCTCTGTAAGCAGCAACCCATAAATCAATTCCAGCTTCACGAATACGGGTCATATCAATATAATTCTGAGAGAAATATAATCCAGTATAAAGACATGGATAATATCCTTTAGATTTAATTTGATTAGCTCCGTCAATTATCCAGCTTGTTAATGAATCTTTATCCACTGACGCACTTTCATCAGTTTCAATATCCATAACAACAGGATAATCTAAGTGATATTGGCCTATTGCTTCAAAAGTTCTATCAAGCTCTGCTTGGAATGTATCATGGTTTGTTGCATAACTTATGAAATACACTCCAAACGGAATACTAAGGCGAGTACATTCGCTCATATTTCTACTTAGATATGGGTCGGTATACATACCGCTTTTCTTTGTGGAAACTGCGCGAATGATAATCCCATCAATAGGAATTATTCTCTAATCCTTAATGATTCCACCGCTCTTTAGAGCATCGAAATCAATCTGACCCTGATATTTTGAAATATCAATGACATTTTTTATATCAGACATATAACACCTCTATATGTAATGTGGGCTTTCGCCCACAAAGAAGATTACACAGTAATCTTTGCGAAATTAGCGGACATGAGGACTTTCAGCATTGCCTCATAGGGATTGTAACCAATCGTCTGCAAGACATCACGGAAAGTGCTTGCCGCACTGCCACTGAACGCCGTAACACCCTTGTCATTATAGTTCTGGTGAACCGTATTCTGACGAGAGTTTACACACCAGAACACGCAAGCGGGGAGAGTATAGCCATACTTAGCGTACAGCTTAGTCATAGCAGCGTGATAGGTGTTTGCGCCATTCAGAGAATTACCCCAACCGTAAGAACGACTTCCGCTATGCGGGTCAAACTCAAAGTCGCTAATAATGATAAGCGCTTTCGGCAAATCATCATTAGAGAGGTGATTCTCTACGGCAGTTTTCAGAATCAGACGGAACGCAGATTCAAGGTTGGTAGAACCGCCCCAAGGAGCAGCAACGGCCTTACGAACATTACCAAGCAGAGAGTTGTCACCAAGCTCAATCCAATGCGGATTGCTCTCGAACGTCATAAACAGGTTATGATACGCTCCGTGGTTACGCTCTGCAAAATAAATTGCAAGACCAAGCGCGGACTCAATGGGCTTACCAGACATAGAACCAGAAGTATCTGCCATAATAACCACATTGTTGTTGCCTTCAATGTAATTCGGCAGTGCCTTCCACTGCGCCTCAACAACCTCATCAATCTCATTCTGATTAGTCTGGCAGTTATAGTAACTGCTATTCCAAGCAGAACGTATAGAGCGAGAACTCATGTACTTGCCAACAAGGTCGTAAGGATAGAGCGTAGAAGCGTTAATCTTCTTCGTTCCAGTCTTGACACCGTTCATAAACTCACCAAAACCTTCGGGGTCGTGCTTGGTGAAACTATGACGGTACAGCGTCATCGCCTTAGAGGGAACAGCCTGATAGTCAATGTTGTTCCACTGACGAGCAGACATCTTAACCTCAGTGACGTTGATATACTTACGCAGTTTGGACAGAGCCTTCTGGTAAGCATAAGCCTTCAAACCGAGGTGACGCGCAGTCATGTGACCCAAATTGACAGTCTTGCGGGACGAAGTGTTGACAGACGGCAACCACTTCGCCATAAGCGAAACAGGCTTGCCAGCCTTATAGTTGGCAATGTCAGCCTTAAACTGACTCTTTACCAACTTCCAAATATCACCCTCAATAGGAGTGCCAACGAAGATGTAAATATCATCCCAGCGTCCATACTCAGGCAGATACTTTAGATTCTTACGCATAGTATCGGGATGGTTATTGGCTACCCACTTCAACATCTCATAAGAAACGTCACGTTCACCCATGCCTTTCCTAATACTCCGAACATAGAAAGCCAGTTTGATTGCCAATTCAGGATTCTCATTCCAAGCGTTTGCGAACATATCCTGAACGTCATTCAAGCGACCACGCATACCACCAGCCAGCGAGAAAAGGTCAAGAACCTTAGAGCCAGTGGTATTCATGGCAACAGCGCCGTTCTCGGTGTACTTCATCTTAGTCTGATTGCGGACTGCATTGGTAAAATTGTTGCTCATTTAGATACCTCTCTTAAATTATTATTGCTGTTCGTATCTTTATGGTAGTGACGAAACACTGAAACGCCAAGTCTTGTCATTTGGTAGACAGTATCATGATAGAATCCCTCGTAACTCAACTTACCGCCAGCCCTCACAATAGCGTCTGCATAAGCAATAGCTTCTTCAAGAGGAAAGCCAATCATTTGCATCTCGCTAATGAACCTTACGCGCCTCATGTTTCTCACTCCTTATCTCTTGTTCCCCTTGGAACACTCTTATTATAGCACATCTAAAATGGATTGTCAAGGGGTCTTGGAAATATTTTTTGGATTATATAAATATTTTCCCTCGGAATCTTTGGCTAATGCTTGATAGCATCTAACGATTCCGATATATAGCCTCATAATCCCACTATAAGTTGTATAACTTGATAATTTTACAACTACTTTATCTTTTGGGATAGAGTTATAGTTTACATAAGTATAAACATCAAACTCGTCACCCAAAAGAACTTGTAGCATAAAGTTATCAATATTGTGGAATTTGAAAACTCCAACATTGTAATCTATTGTGTAATCAAATTCCACATCATGCCAATCTAATCCAGTGAGTAAGAGATTGAACTTATCTGCAAAATCTTGCTCGTATAACTCTTTGTCATCTCTTACTTTCTTATCTGAAATCTCAAAATGATTCTGTAAATCTCTCATTCAAACAAAGTCGTAAATGTTTTACTTGCTTCGCTTCTGACATCTTCTTCGAGATATACACAGGCGAACAACGGATTTCCCTTTAATTCCTCGCACATCTTCACAAGCGGGTTTGACGTACTCTTATTAAGAAGTGACTGCTTATAATCTCCGCAGAAGAAGATTCTGGAATCTTTGCCAAGTCTTGTACCCATAAGTTTAATTTGACTCTCAGTTAAATCTTCCGCTTCGTCAACAACAGCTATTGTTTCATTGTACGTTGTGCCTTTTAAGTAATAAGGTATCTGCGTTTCTAATATGCCTTGTTGACGCAATCTTTCAAGCTCATAACTTCCACCGTCAAGCTGTTGTTCAAGAGGCTTAAAGAAGTCACCAGTTTTTTCAAGAAACTCTCCGGGAAGATAACCGACCTGTGCGCCCTCGCCCTTTGCTTCACGGATTCCCAAGATTCTTGACTGTTCGCCCTTTTCTTTAACCTTATATAAGGCCATACGAAGCGCAAGCATTGTCTTGCCAGAACCACTACTGCCTAATAGCGCAACTATTGGAGTGTCTTTATTATTAAGGGCATCTAAAGCGCAACGCTGATGACCATTCAGACCTTTGATAATCTTGCTCGGAGGCAGCTTTAATCCGACAAGATTCTCACCGTCAAAGCGCATTTCCGTTGTTCTTCCAGCCGCAGTATTATTTATAATAAGGTATTCATTTCTGTATAGAGTAGAATAATCAATACTTGCCATTTGAGCGTTGATTTCTTCCTCATTGCCAGAAATAGTTACATAACCTTTATAAATATCATTTGCAATACTATTAAGAGTAGCAGTCTTTAGATGGAAGATTCTTTTTGCGATATTATAGCAATTAACATCGTCAGTAACAAATGTTATATCTCCACGCTCAATATTGAGAAAATAAGCCTCTGTTACAATTACAGCGTCAGGAGTTAATTCAAGGCCGCTCTTTGCAATCTCATTGCAGATTCTATCATATTCATAGTTGCATACGATACAAGAATCATCATTTGCCGCTTGAAAAGCTCTTGCTAATTTTCTTGCAAAGTGTTTAGTTTCTTCGTCTTTTCTTCCAGAGGTTTTAATAGATTCAATTTCTTCCAGCGTCTTATGACTGCAAGCAAACCTCTATTCAAAACTTCTTTCTCTTAGATTTAGGAGTGCATTGGTATCATAAAAAACCATATTATCCCTCGTTTATTTATTAGATTTATGTATAACGGGCTTTCGCCCGTTTCGTCAATGTGCGGCAATATCGCAGTCGTGCAACTGCATTACCTCATTATAAATGTTATCACCAAGGCGCTGCTTCATTTTACCTCTACCAATGTCTCCCTTGCCAAATGTATAGGGAACCATATGGTAGTTAATCAGTACACAAATATGAAGCAAATCATCTGTTGACATACAAGTATCTTCGTAGCCAGTCATCTTAGGCCAGTCATACTTGAAAAATAATGCGTCATAAGCACCAACATTCTGGTGATTATAATAATGAGCATTACCGTCCTGAGTACCGTTCATCTTAGTGTAAGTCTTGGTCTGCTGTTTTCCAATATCATGCAACAATGCAGCAAAACAAACGTAAATGTTAAAGCCTTGTTCACAAGCGTACTCATAAGCGGCTTTCATGTGTGCGCCCAAAGTCATTGTATGGTGAGAATTTTCTTGTGAAACATTGATAAGATTCTCAACATAATCAAACGGTTCAAATTTCAGCTTAGATTCAGAGAAATAAACCGAAATCTCATCCCAACCCTCAAAGTAATAAGGAATATCAATAGTCTTGCGCATACGATTCATAGCGTCCATAGGAACTTTCCTGTCACGCTTAATATTCCTCATACAACACTCTGAAAAGGGTGTAGCCATAAAGACGCAATGAGTATAATCACAAGAACGCTTAATCTCGCGCAGAAACGCCTCGCGCCTACGAGCGTTAATATTTGTTGCGTCATACACAACGCTTTTACCCTGACTAAGAGCGTCACGAATACGCTTGTGCAGAGTATTAAATACAAGATTATTGTCAGTCTGACAACTCTCGTTTCCGAAAAGTTCTTTGCGAATATCGTCAGAACTCAAACGAACATAACCACGACTTTCGTAATCTTTGGCTACCGTAGTTTTTCCGCTTGCGGGAAGTCCAACCATCATCACAAATTCTTGCATAACCTTTCTCCTTTAAGAATAAAGTCTTTCAGATGCGTCATCAGAATCTTCTCCGTTGCAGAGATAGAATTTAGGATTCTGATTAAACGCTTGCATATACCATTCCATAATCTCTAAGAATTTGTCTACGCCGTAATGGTGCTTAATACCGTTGATAATTGCTGTAATATTATTATCTTCAACTTGGTCTAAACAGGTGATTGCTAAATTAAAAACACATTTATGTTTCCCGTCAAAGTTTTCACGAGAATCAGCAATATCACGCACGATACGCCCAAACAATATATCGCAATCTAAAGGAGCATAACGAATAGATTGTTGCCAAGGATTAGGAGTGTTTGTTTTATCAGCAATCTTATTGCTCAAATCACTTGCTTGACATTCATCTCTTAGATTTCCAGCGCCGTGCCTCGTGGTGTACCAGCGAGTAGTATAGATAAGTTCAACCATATCATTACTATTTTTTAGATGGTCGAACATATCTCCCATGTTTATACAGAACAGCGGGTTAATGCAACCAGTATTAGACGGCGTTACATTCTCGCCAAACTGTTCATTCTCTTGCTGGATTGCTAATCCCTGACCGCACTCATAAATAATACTGTCGTACATTGGCAAATCTTTTGCGCTTTTCACAATAGTTACATGGTCTTTGAAAAACTGAACGTCATTAAGAAATGCGTTTACATAATCTTTTTCAAGAACAGAAATATATTCTTCTGGAATTGGTTTACCTTCGAGAATATATTTTAGACGCATTGGAACGTATTTTGCTTGAATTTCTGTAAATAGAGAAGTCAAACTCTTTTCGTCAAAATTCAAATATCCAGCATAACAAGCATAAGGACGTAAAGGTTCAGAATTTTCTCCAACGTCAGTATAGTCATTACGCTCTATACTTTCATAAACCCCAAGTCCACAAGAACCGTAACGGTTATCGCCAAGAGAAGTTTCCCAAATCTGGTTAATAATAGCATCCCAAGGAGTAGCAACCTGACACTTAGCGTTTACATAAACTTTAGGCTTATATCCTAAATCTTTCAGCTTTTCGTACTCTTTGCGAAACACAAAAAGGTTCACAATATATGTGAAATCACAATAAGTATGCGCACCAGACATAGTGCCAGAACCAAAATGATGGAATACATGACGCTTACCATTATCAACAACGGTGTGCGCACGTTGAGCAGAACCATTAGCCAAAACAACTAACGTGTTATCGTGCTTTTTAGCAAGGTAACTCACCATGCGCCCCTTACCTTCGTCACCATATCCCGCTCCAATAACGACCTTAATATTATTCATATTTCATAAACCTTTCTGTCGCTTTGTACCTATATTATACCACAAATTAACAGGAGTGTCAAGGGGTAAAACAAAAAAGTGCGGGATAGGCCCGCACAAGAAGTGTCTTTTAGAACTCGACCAAACCAGTGGTAGTATCGGTACTGGTAGCAGTAAGACCAGAAATGGCCTCACGAACAACCACGCTGGTAGACCCATCCCAACTGCTGCAAATGGTGTCTACGTCCTTACCAGCCAAAGTTTCGAGAATGGAAACCATAATCTCTGCCAGCTTAGTGTAGTCACTGACGTATACACAGTGCTGACCGAGTAGAGAACCCCAAGACTTCTCAATCTTAGCAGGGCCATCATGCTCACGATAACGACCAGAATAGAAGTTACCCTGCTTAATTACGAGGTGATAGACTTCCCAATCACGACTAACTGCGTCAAGCAAATCAGCGGAAGAAATATCTCCCTGTGGAGCATTACCGAAAACCTTGCGAATCTGGCTTGCTTTGAGAACATCAGGGCAGCACTCGTCACCCATGGTAATCAGAACACCTTTCTTATGGCGCTTCTCAATGGCATCAGCAGAAACATACTGAGAGGCGAAATACCACGGCAGGGTGTAACTTTCACTGTCGTTGCTGCCGCCGCCCTGTTCAAAGTAAATCTTCTGCAAAGATTCCGCAATCTTAATATCACTCTCAAACTGAGTAACTTGAAGCGGAGCATCATCGTAGTCCACGTCACCAACAGCCATAAAGCAAATCTGCGGATTTGTAACGGGCTGACGGTCATAAATCTCCTGCATCATGGTTTGCAAATTAGTAACAACAGAACGCAGAACAGGCGACATAGAACCAGTTACGTCAAGAGCAATAATGATAGGCGTACTTGCGGGGTTATCATCACTATCGCGGGATTCACGCATGGTGATATTCTTGGGGTTCAGTTCATCAGCCATAGAACTGGCCTCAAACAGACCTCCACGACCAGAAACAGAAGAACGAGAGCGAACGTGAGTGGTCGAATAAGTTGTCCAGCTTGCAGAATCATAACTACCGTAACCCATAATTGTTTTCTCCTTTAGATGTTAATTTTAGCTTTATCAGGATTTATTTTAACAAACTTGCGCTTTTTGAAAGCCTTGTTTAGAGCCTTCTCCCAATCAGAATACTGACTAATTACATCAATATTAGATGGGCTTTTAGTCCATTCCAGAATTGCTTTTGGAATACTATTATCATATACACGAGATTTTGCACCAAGAAGCTGAATTGTTAAAGCCTTTACACACTCAATATCCGTTTGAGTAGTAGCAGTCTTACTTGTTCTTGCGCTTAACGGCATATTATTATATACGTCAGCGCATATACCAATTAACTTCTCTCCTTGCGGCCTCGTATACCACCAACCACCATAAAGCATTACGCCATGTTTTTCAATGTCCACAAATAGATTCTCCATGCAGATTCCATTATGAACCTTGCCAGTACATGACAGATAGCAGCACAAGTCCATTAGTCTGGTTGTTATCCATGCTTCATTTACCGCTGGAATAGTGCCGCCAAAATTGGCTAATACCTCGCACAACGGTACACATTTATTCAACCTATCAATAATAATTATATATTTTTCTTTAGATTGAAAATTCTGCTGAACCTTTGGCAGAGCATAACCAAGCCTACTTAGTAGTTCTGGCGACTTAACAAAGTCATGATAGTTGCTAATATAGTTAAGTGCATACTTCTTATGTTTATTATCTACTGCGAATACTACATGATTATTACAGAGATACATAATGCCAAGCTCAAATGGATATTCTTTTAGATAATTGACTACCAAGGTTTTACCGTTTGGTTTTGAAAACCTAACTACATTGTATTCTTCCCAACCACCTTTTGAAATAAGTTCAGTAGCTTTTTCATAGAACTGTACAATCTTAGTCGTTGCGTCCTGATAAAGCTTTTCTCCGTTATGGTAATCGGGGTGAAACTTTTTTAGATAAGACCTATATTCACCACGACAGATAATTAAGTCGTTAGTGAATAAATCATCCACACTTTTGGCATTAAGAATTTCTTGTACACTATTGCATTTCATTTAACCACCTCGCTGTCCTTACGGCAATATTATATCATAAATACTGCCATAAGTCAAGAGAGAATTGTGAATAAAGTGTTAATTTTCCTCTGCTCCCGTGTCCTCGACAGGCAAGTCATTCTCAATATGCTTCATGAGATAAGTTTTACCAGCGTCAATAACGCTAAAATTGTCTTGCGGCATATCTTCTTCCTTTAGATTAGGCTCTACAATATCGTCCAAAGCTACGCGCTGCTCCTCAACAGAATCAATCTGACCGTATTTAATTCTTCCAAACAGGATTCTGGTTTCAAGACCACTAATATACGGGTCGGGGAGATAGTCAGAATTTACCTTGCCATACAAATCCATTAAACGATATGCCTCATAAATTTTCTTAGCATACTTTTCCGGGTCAGTGCTATCTGTACAACGGTCTGCCTCTTTCAACGCGTTGCTAATACCGCCATAAACAGCCTTCTGCAACTTCCAACGGTACTTATGATAAATGGTGTCGCGCTGAGAAACAAACTCATTCTTAAAGTCCTGTTCGTGTACTGCGTAGTCTGAATACAGAGCCTCAAAACAATTAAAACTTCCTTTAGATAACTGTTTTGCAAAACTCATAACGTCCATAATCTTAGCTTTACCTTTATTATGAAAATCCAGTTCAAAATTGATTTCAGGGTTGTCAATTAGCTGTCCAAGAGTAGGACGAACGACCATGATACAATCAATGTCAGAATCAGTATCATCAAGCCCATAATTCTGACTACCATACAGAGCAGCATAAATTACGCTAAGTCCATACTGATACTTTATTGCGCCTACACGGTTTACAAGCTCACTAATAATAGCTTCATATCTCATTTATATCTTCTCCCATTTCTGTTGCAATCCATTCCGATGGCGAAACTTTACCGTAAATATCTCCATAAGCATAGCTGTTGAAAAACTTTTCTCTACCTACTACTGGAAGATGTTCGGCATATTCATACAGAGCTTTCTCATTTTTATATTCCTTAAACTCTGCATTTAGCTCTTTTGCCCATACTTTCAAATCTTCGCTGTCTACTACTTCAAGAGGTTCTTTGAATGGGCTATTCTTTAAGCAATCCTCACAAAGACAAATCTTTGTCCCCCATTCATCAAATAAACTGCCATACCATAGAGGTTTAATATCTATTATTGTAACAACAGTATCTTTAAGACAGTTCATACAGATGTTATTTGTGTAATCCTGCGTTCGGGTTCACTCCCATCTTGTAATGAATTAAGTGTAAGAATAGAGACTTATTAAATTCTTCTTTTGTCAAACTGGCTTTATATAATTCTCCACCAATTAAATCACTTTCAGTAATTAAATATTCTCCATCCTCATGCTTAAATTCAACTAAATGATTTCCATTATTTAGAAAATAGACGGGACTGCCGTCTATAATTCTTTGAAGTATTTGTTCCTAACTAAGATACATTAAATTCTCCTTATGTATGTAGGCTTTCGCCTACTTTATTAGCCCTCATGTTTAAGAAGATATTTGCGAGAAACATTCTTAAAGGATTTCTGTCCATCCTGAGAACGATAGACATATCCCTCACGCAAGCCCTCGCCAACCTCACACATACCGTCTGCTTCTAATTTCATGCTTTCCATATCATCAGGGAGAATATGGTGAGTATCAACGATAGGAACCCACGGGATATTATATTCTGCGCATATCTCTTTGGCTTCGACAGAACCTAAACGTCCAGTGTCAGAACGAATAAGATTGTAGCCAAAGAAACAAACTTCCTTAAACTTATGGGGATTACCCTGAATCTTCGGGCCAGCAGTTTCGCCTTGTAGAGCTACATACTGTAAGTTATTTTTCTTTAGATAGTCCTTTAAGAAATCATAAACATGGTACTTATCGGACATATCCCAATAGACGTTACTTTCAACTTTTGCCTCTTTGTTATGCCAATTAGTCTGCTTACGGTTTAGCTGACGAACCTGACGAGAGCAAACGTAATATTCATAACGCCCAAAGGGTTTCTTTTCGAGTATAAAAGTAGTAGACGTTCCGTCAATTTTCTGCGTGACAACCCACGGCTCTTTGTCAGTTAATACCCAAAAACAGTTCTCGACTCGAACCTCATCAGAAACATGAACATACTGAAAATGTTTAGGGAATTTCTTACCAGAGGCTTTCTTGCCTATTCCAAAGAAAGCTAAAACTTTCTGCCACCAAGTACGCTTATCAACATACTCAGATTTGCGTTCGTTATCTTCTTTCTTCCAATAGGTTATGTGTAAGTCATTAGTAACATCTTCACCAACACATTTATCTTTGATTTCAGGAAATAGGCTCATGGGTACTATCAGACCTTGCGAGTAAACCCCGCACATCTTTATACTCTTAACCTTTCCCTCCCTCTTTCTCATAAAGCTCCATCTATCTTCTTCTACTGGAACCCTACTATCTATTTCTACATATACTACCTTATCGCCTACCTTTATCATATCGGCCTTGCTTAT